TGCAGTCTTTCTTCTGCGATACGCGCATCCATGTCTTGCTTCTCTTTCTTCAGCGCCAGCTCCTTGATGCGTTTCTGCACCTTCTCGCTGTACTGCTCTACCTCGTCGTCGGACGGGTCTTCTACCTCTTTGTCTAACGGCTTACGGCCTCTGTCAGCGACAGGGGTATCGTCCTCGACCTCAATCTCTATCTCACCTTCGGACTCAAGATCGATCTCAATGTCCTCGGCCTTGATGTCATCCTTCTTCTCAATTTCGTCAGGGAACTTGAAGTCTTCGCCTTTGAATTCAGCCATGTCCTTCTCCTTATGCAGCGCGTGTATAACCACGCGGGTCTTCCACGGTACCCTCCACCTGATCTTCATTGATCATGCGGAACTCTCTACCGTGAATCTGGAAACGCGTGCCGGAGTAAGCCCTTACCAGCACGAAATCGCCCTCTTTACACCAAGGCCCTGACGGATACCGCTCTTTATCTTTGTATGCGTCAGGACCCAACGCAACAACAAACAGTACTGTCGTCGTTTGCTCTTCGATACGCTGTGATACAGAGGCTTTAATAAGCATCGAATCGTCAAACGTATCTGCGGCAGGCGGTACAGCGCACAGCACCTTGAAACCTGAAGGCTTCGGTAGCTGTTTTGCCTTTAAGTCGTCGCCTGCAGAATCGACAGTTTCCTCTTCTAGTTGTTGCTCCGTGTTAATTAAGTCTTTCAAATAACGCGGGAGTATCAGTTCACTCATCGGATTTCTCCACTTTGTCAGCAAGGTCGAGTAAATGGCGCTCTGCAAGGGCTAGACCTTGAATTACCCCACAGAGCTTTTGGTACTGCGAAAAGTCGGCACAGGCACCGCCTGCGAGATCATCAGCGTAGTTATTCATGTCCCTGCGGATCATGTCCCGCAGGGTCTCCACGAAACTACGTGGGTTCATATCCTTCATTCACTCTCCCTATTATTGCGGGCACGATTAGCCCGTTTATCGGCAATGTCCGCACCGATGCGAACACCTTCACGCTCGTTATCAACAAGCATCCGCTCGTAGTCCTGCGATGCTTTTGCCGCTGTCTGTACGCCTTTTAACAACATGTCTGCTTGCAGCCGTTCCTTGTCTAGCTGCAGTCTTTCTTCTGCGATACGCGCATCCATGTCTTGCTTCTCTTTCTTCAGCGCCAGCTCCTGCTGCTGCATCTGGATAACTGGGTCTTGTGCTGCCTGTTGTGCAGCGGCTTGCGCCTGCTGTTGTGCCACTTGGCTCTGGCTGTTCTGCAACACGATTGGTGCTGCTTGTGCCACGAGACGTGATAGCTGAATTTCGACGGCTGGTGCCATCTTCTCGTCAGGTTTCGGCAGATCAGCACCCAACGCTTGCTCGATCTTCTGGCGGTATGCAAACGCGATGTGCTCCATGATGTGCGCCTGCATCGCCTGTTGAATCATCGGAGCCTGTGGGTTCTGCCCTGCAAGCTGCTGAATCAACGGGTCCTGTATAGCCGCCATGTGCACGCGGATATGCGCTTCGTGATCCTGATACAAGAACGCCTTGACCGGCTTCAAATTGATCACGTTCATGTTCTCGGACACAGGGTCTTGTGGCGTGCGGTCGTCGTCAGTCGGCACCAACTTGGCTGCGTTCTTGATACCCAACACCTCCAACATCTGTCGGTGTAGCGCGGGCTGGTCATATAACTGCGGCGCTTGCTGCGCCAACTGAAGGGCTGCTTGATACTGTACGACGCGCTGCGACATTGTCGCTGCGTTAGGATCAGACACCGGAATGATGTCTACATGGGAGTAGTCAGACTTCTTCGCCTTCGGTGCTGCTGGGTTTGTATCAGGCTCGTAGTTGTAATCATCATCTGTGTAGTCACGAATGATGCCTGCTAACAGTTTGAGTTCTTGCTTGAACGAATAGTGCACACGCGCCTGCACGGCGCTCATTACTTTGAGTGTTCGTTCGAGAATCGCAAGCGTCGTTCCAACCGGAGCATTAGCTGACATATCGGACACTTGGATGTCGGCTGTCGCTGCGAACCGGCGACCCTCTTCAACAATTGTCCCGAGAAGTTGATAGAGAGTTGCTGACGGTTCTTTATAAGGTAGCGGCAATATGTTGTCACGAATACCTCCTGAACCAAGATCAACGTCACGCCATTCACCCGGCGCAATCGGTGTGTCATCACCTTTAATACGCAGGCCACGGCTCTTCAGACCACCCGGCAGGTTAGATAGCGTGCCCGCATCAACCAACTGCCTCATCAAACTGGTAGCACTACGTGCGTAGCCACCAATCAGATGGAACAAACCGAAGCCATACGCACCGAAGCCGGGGATGTATTGGTAGTGCACGAAGTGCTGGCGCTTCAACTTCAGCGGATCGTCTTCTTTCCAGTTACGACGAATCGCCAGAATGTCGTTTGTGCCACGTAGCATTGTTACTACGTATGGCAGTGCTATACCTGTCGCATGCCCATCTTCATCTTTATCTTCGAACCCCGGCAAGTCGAGGTCGATGTGGCACTCATACAACTCATACCGATCATCGTAGCTCGCAGAGAACCCTGTCTCTTTATCTTTGCGCTCCTGAATCTCTGACTTGAACTTGACCGGCTCGCTTAACTCAATATCAGCATAGAAGCCCGCTTGCTGCAGCTTGATGATCTCGTTCTCTGTCTTACGCATGCGATGTGTCACGCGCTGACAGCTCGACAACTCTGTTGTGCCGTAAGGAATGATGATGTCCTCTGCTGGCACGAACATAGAAATCTGTCTCTCTATATTCGGATCGTAATAAACTTTCTTGAACGCGCTGCCGGTGGCAGGCAATGACCACAACATGCGCTCATGCTCTGGGCGGAACTCCACCATGACTTCAGTCAGCTGGTAGTTCATATCCTCTTCGACTCGATCCGCCGCTTCTTTCTTCATCGGCGTCTCTTTGCCGATGATCTTGGTTCTCACAGGACCAGAAGCAGGGAAAGTCTCGGTGATTGTCTCTGCTTGGAACCGCACCACGGCTTCGGTGATCATCGGATGAAATACACCACAGGCTCCATTCCACGGCTCTGTCCTCTCCTCATACTTCAGACCCAACAGCGTCAAGCCTTCTTTGTATGTGTCTTCCCAGTCCTTGCGTGCCGCTAGGTCGTTATTGATGTCGTCCTGTAGATCACTTGCCAGCGTCTCCAACACATCGCTTGGCAACTCTTCAACCAAGTTGGCGTTGAAGTCTTCGACATCTTCGCCTTTCTCGATATCGATCTCAAAGCCCGGACCTTCAATGTGCACGGCCTCTGGATCAACGATCTCAATCTCGATGCCTTCATCATCGTCTTCTCCAGCAGGCAAGCCTTGTGGAGCTTGATACAACGCCTTGTCGATTGCCATAACGACTCCTTAATAATAAGCAAACTGCCTGCGGCGAAATAGCGTAGGCTCGTCTTCTGCATCAGTTGGTAATGGAATGAATCCGCCCTGCCGGTATCGCAGGAGCGCCTGTGTGGTGGTATCGACGTAGTCATCATGCTCGCCGACCGGGAACGCCGCTACTTCTTCAATGACTTCTCGCGCCCAACGTGTGTCGGGTGCCCACACCTTACCCGAGGCAAACAGATCAGACACCGCGTTCATACGGGCGATCTTGTCGTTACCCCGTGACGGTGTGAACTCCTGCACCGGTATACCCATCCTGCGCAGTTCTTGAATCAGCGGCGAACCTGCCGCCTTCTTTTCAACAATGAACGCATCCGGGTCCCACTCTTTATAGTGCTTGTGTGCGGTCTCTTTCAGTTCAGGAAACGCCATCCTGTCCTTGAACGCATCGAGCAATATCAGGTGTGGACTGCTGCCGTCCTCGTCGTTGTACCAGACACCCCACGTTGTGCAGGCGCTGTAGTCAGAGGTCGTTTTCGTTTCGTGCGCGGTATCCCACGACTGTATGATGAACTCACACTGCGGCGGTCGCTCGTGCTCCCATATCTTCCACGCCGTTCGCGGAATAACTGCGGAGCCATCCGCCGTAGGTTGCTGCATGTACTGCGCGTTCCAAAAACGCGGGTCGAGTGCGGCGCGTTTAGACTCTAACTGTTCTACCGGCCATTGTTCAGGCCACAGCGACTTACCCGATGGGAGGATGGCAGGCAGCTCCACGATCTCCCACTGATCAGCATCGGGGTTTTTTATTGAAAAGTCAATCAGCTTGCCTGTCAGGTCGATCAGGCTCCAGCGCGTCATGATCACGATAATCGCACCGCCCGGCATCAGACGCTGCAGTGGACCTGTCTGGAACCAAGACCACGCGTTGTCGAACGCCAAGCGGCTGTTCGCTTTCATGTCTTGTTCTGAATGCGGGTCATCGATGACAAAAAGGTCTGCACCACGACCGGCCAGTGCTCCACCAACACCTGCTGCGTAATATTGTCCTCCCGCGCTGGTAGACCATTTTCCCGCCGCTTTCTGGTCGTCGGCGACTTGAGTGTTGGGAAATATTGTTTGGTACTCTTCACTTTCAATCAGATTCCTTACTCTACGACCGAAATCTTCAGACAGGCCCGCTGTGTGCGTGCCCATAATGATCTTCTTCTCAGGATACTTACCAAGGAAAAACGCCGGAAACAGGTAGGAAGAGAACTCCGACTTACCCATACGCGGTGCAATATTGATAATTACCCTCTTTTTGCGCCCTTCAATGACATCCTCGAATATCTTGGCGAGCTTTTTGTGGTGCGCTCCGACTTTAAAACCCGGATATACCTCGGTGGCAAACCCCAACATGTTTGTTTGGGCGGCTTTTTTCGCTGCGCGGGCTGCACGCTCTTCGAGGTCAGCCAAAAGTTCGGCTTTCTCCTGCGGATTTAGCGTGGGCAGCACTCGTTGGAGCGCCGTTATCTCATGCGGGGTCAGATTCATCTGCGTCCTCCCCATCTTTTTCCGCCGCGTCAGCCTCTACGATGTCTGTCACGTCGGTAACATCCGTCACATCCACGATTTTTGCCAACCTCTCTAGCTTCTCTTTGATCCGCTTGTCGAGTTCAGCGTCCGTCATATCGGTTTTCTTCACCTCGACACGCTCTGTGAACAATGCCACTTCGGTAACTTTGCCCAGAAGCTCCAGCGCCTTCAGTCTGATCTTTGCGTCGGGATGTTTCGTCTCTTCAAGAAGCTGACTGACCGCATAACCACGCAGCTCCGTTGCCTGTTCGACAAACTTCCAGTCGTAAGCCGTTAGCATGCCGACAAGATGTCGCACGGCGGCGGGTGTATTCAGTTTTGTTAACGCCGCTTTCTGCTCTTCTGGTGTTGCTTGAGTGGCAAGTGCTGTAAATGCACGGTTTGCCTCGGCGTTTTGCGCCTTCTCAAGCGGGTCTGGGGCTGCGCCCAGATCGGCTAACCAATCAGCGGTACTGATCTGACTTTCGAATAACTCTTGTGGTGTTGTTTTTTCAAGTAAGCGTAGGCGCTCGGGGGTGGCGATCACCTCCGGCTCGAACTGCACACTACCATCAACCAAATGCTCTAACACGCGAAGACTCCTTGTGGTCTCGTTGGGCGCAGTATATACTGCACTTGACACCGTTGTGTCATTATCCTTACGGAACCAACTGAACCGCAAAACTTTGTATGGTCAGGGTGCTTGCGAATCAGTTGGTAAACAAGTTCGCCCGGCGGCAACCGGGGGCGCTTGACCGTTATTTCTCCTTGTTGTTTTATTAACCCCGGCACTCCCCTTCCGGGGTCTTTTTTTGCCCGTGCATGTCAAACATTAGACAAGACTTGTTGAAATTTTTATAATAATGGTGGGGGGTCTGATTTGCGGGGTAACTTGACAAATTGCTAATAAAAGTTGGAGAGCGGGTGAGGAATAGTGTTATATGGTCGAGCCATGCAGCAGCCAAAACTCGGGGGGTACGGGTACGGTGGGGTCGCCGGTGCGGGGGTTGTCAAGGGTATTTGGTAGCCTATTGTGGTATAATATAGCTGTGTTTGGCATTGCGCCACCACATCTCAGGGACACGTTGTCCCCGAGTTCAATCAACCACGCGAAGGAGATTCAAATGACTACCTACAACACACCAGCACAAGTATTCGACGCAGCAGAAGAGATGAGCGTTGCGCTCGCGGAGCAACTCATGATGATGGGCATCGGCAGCAAAGAGGAAGCAAAGCCTCACGCGTTGCAGTGGGCAAGCAAGAAGTATGGTGTACCGATTCGCACCGGCCAACGCGGCGACGGTTTCGCTCGTGATACGAAGAAAAGCGAGGCAGCACACAAAGCGGTGCAGCGCGTACTCAATACGATCTACCCACCGAGCGACATTCCGAGCGGCAAGAAGGTTGCGAAGCAGACCGACGAGGTTGCGCGTCTTATCAGTAAGTTTCAGGGACTGACCGCTGCGCAGAAGAAGCGTTTTCTCGCCGGTATCTAATCTCGGGGACGCGATGTCCCTGAGTTTTTGGCAGCACGTTTCACGGAAGGCGCGAGAAGATGAGGTCTCGCGCCGATTCTATTTCCTGTCAAACGAAAGGCAAATCATGAAAACCTACCTCGACGACATCGAGATGAACGCGCATTTCACCCACGAGTTCATCCGCACGGCGTTCGCTGTGATCGATCAGATGGCAGACGGCGCAGAAGTTTGGGATGGCTGGTGTTTCGACATCAGCGGTGAAGACTTGGTCGAGCAGCTTCTCGATCTACTGGAAACATACTACTGAAAGGCACATCATGCACACTCACCCATCAACTCAGGGACGCAGTGTCCCTGAGTATCCCAACACCATCAAGTACCAGCGACGCAACTGGGAAGTCCTCGGCTACTGGTGGAACGACGCAGGCGAAGCAGTCGGGTATCAACTACGCTCACTCGACGAGCGACGCGAACTACGTGCAATCAAACTCTCCACAACATGTTTGTGAGAGAGTGTTACCGAAAAGAAAGATGTCAGGCATGTCCGGAATTTTAAACGTCGATGCCACAATAGGTGACGCAAATTTTCAGCGCCAGATACCGCATAAACACTATATATCTATACTAATACTAATAAAATAGTATAGTAAGTAGAAGAAAATTAAAGAACAGGCCAGTACCAGCACAATGGTTTATTCTTTCCTGCGTGCATCGAAACCTCGCATCCAAAAAAATACTAGGTCAATACCTTTCCTGTAGTTTCTTGTACTTGCTAGACGCATTTCGGGTTTAGCTAGTGCTGGTGCGGGTTTCCCAACGTCACCTAACATGGCAGCACCATTTAAAATATTTGCCATTGCCGGTATACTTTGCCACACGTGTTCAATTTTAAATGGAGAACTCATTGTGAATAAAAAGTATCTCGCACTCTCGCCTGAGATGCTACGTCGAAGGCTAGTGAAGCGCGGTCTTGCGCACCACGAGGTGCTCGAAGTATTGGCGCGTGTTGCCGAGCGGAAAAAAGGATTACGCAGACAACGCATCCACCGACTGACCGTGATCGAACCGTGGGAATCAATGATCGAACCGTTGAAGCGCGAGATCGGAACGGTGGCATCGAGCATGGAATACAAGCGCAAGAACAACCAGCACGAGGAACACGACTTCATGCAGGAGTATCTGCGTCTGCTGCGCAAGCTAGTCGAACGGTTCCGCGTGTATCAGAAGGCCGAGCATCTCTCACCCAAACTTGCTGCGCAGAAAAAGCTAGGTGGTGGCGAACCATTCGATCATTGGACACACTGGATACCCGACGAGATCAAAAGAACTTTCCGTGCGGAACAAGGCCGCATCACACACAGCAAACGTGGCAAGCGCAAAGAGTTGTTCCCCTTCAATTACATCTGCGAGACCGAGCTTGCAAACAGAGCGCGGTTGAAGCGCGTACTGGGTAAGTTGCTCGACGAGAACACACGCATGCTGAAGTTGATGCCAAGCAACACCAAGCTGGCACGAGATGGTGAGTTGTTGAACACGGCCATCGCACGCGTCGATGCACTCACCCCAACACAGAAAGCACCACGCAAGTGGGATGCCTTGCTGTCCCGTGCAGAAAGAAAAGCGTATGGGATGGAGAGATAGTAGTAAGTAGCACCACGACTCGGGGACATCCCGTCCCTGAGTTTTTTATAGGAGAAGCAAATGAAGATCGTATACAACCCAACGCAGTTCGGTCTGCAGTTGACAGAAGCAGAGATGAAGATGTTCGCAAAGGCAAATGGATGGACGCTGCGTGAACGTGGCGAAGCGCACCTCCCGCTCGACTCAAGCAACACGTGGTTCAACGAGATGGTTTGGAGTGACTTCAGGACACACCCCATGCTAATCAAACTAGTGGAGGACAACGCGCTGACCAACAAGAACCTGCGCATCACTGAGTTACCCGACGATGCCATATTCGAGATCGATACTGACTGGCAAAACTATGAGCGGATCATCACGTTCAGCAAGGAAGAGTGGAGCGAACTTGTTGAGTTAAGCATAGAAGAGGACTTCATGGAGCGTTCGTTCTTTGAAGATGAGTAATCAACCCACAGCAGTAACACATCAACCACAGCGAAAGGAGTAACAACCATGAGAGACTTATACGAGTACGACCCTGTGTCACGCATCGACTGGATGCAATCACTCATACACGTACTACGCTATGACCCATCAGGTGTGCGTGGCTGGCATGCACGTGAGCAGCGCAGCTATTCATTCCACGAGGCGGTGTGGCATGCAGTCAAACTTTCTCCGCCGAAAGATTGGCACTTGCTGGTACTTGAGTGGCCGCACATTTCCACAGGCGACCCCAACCGTCTGGCCTACACACGCGACGACCGAGCAGGCCACGACAACAAGCAGACCATAACTACCATCGGCAAGTATCTGCACCGCCACTTCCCCAAGCTGGCCGACCATCAGATACGTGACATCGCTGCGCTGCACTCAGCGTCAGGGTGCGAGATCGTGCGTACCACCGACGAGATACTCGACACGCTACAACGTGGGCCACACTCATGTATGCGATGGAACGACTGCCACCACGAGCACCATCCCTACAGAGTCTACTCACCTGCACTCGGCTGGGGTATGGCACGGCGTGTGGTTGACGGCGATGTGTGCGGCCGTGCGCTGGTATACGAGGATCCCTACGAGAACTACAAGTGCTATGTGCGTAGCTACAAGAAAGGCGATGGCTACTCATACGCTGACGAGATGCTCGAAGCATGGCTGAAGCAGCAGGGGTACGAGCACAGAACTGGCTGGCCTGAAGGCGCACGCATGGCACACCTCGAACCACGCTACTCACGGTATGCCTTCCTTGCACCCTACATCGACGGCGATATACAGAACGTTGATGTTGTGCACCGTGACGGCGGGCTATGCCTCGTCATCAGAGACGGCGGTGAGTACGTATGCAACAACACCGACGGCACACCCGAGAATGAGGGCGACGATCATGAGGAGTGTCATGACTGCGGTGACTACCAGCACCCCGACGATATGTATTGGGTTGGCTCAATCGAGGATTGCCATGTGTGTAGTGGTTGCCAAAATAATTATGTGACTGCACTGACATACCAAGGCAGAGAGCGCGAGATACACGAGAACAACGTGATCTACCTCGACTCAACCGATATGCACTACGACGTTGACTACTTGGATAGGAACGGCGTCATCACGTTAGCTAACGGCGACTACGAACACCGCGATAATGCGTGGCGGTGTGAGCACGATGGCGAGTATTACAGCTATGACGAGGACAGCATCGAGGTGACTGATGCACGAGGTAACACGCTGACAATCCACCCCGACCATGCTGACGAGTACAACAACGACGAGAACGAAGGAGAGTAACCATGACACGCAAAGCTAAACAAACTAAACGCATTGAGGGTACAACCATGCTCATGCACACATTGAAGACTGCGCTGACCGTGAAGCGTCCGCATGGTGGCAAAGGCGTAGCCATGTTCACTAAGTGGTTGGATGATGCTGTACCTGCACACTTAAAGCAACGCACATTCACAGACAACGCAGGCAACCTGCACGTTGACGCACGTACCACCAAGCAACACCGCACACTATTCGTTGCACACGTTGACACAGTCCACGCTGCTGATGGCAAGAACTTAGTCAAGGTCAAGGGTGATGTGTGGCATGCGTACGGTGGCGTACAACTCGGTGCTGATGATGGCGCTGGTGTTGCGTTGCTTGTTCATTTACTTCATCAGGGGGTGGCAGGTTATTTCATATTTACACAAGGCGAAGAGCGAGGTGGCATCGGTGCGACGTTCGTTGCCAATGCGTACAAGTCTCTGCTTGCGCAGTTTGATCGGGCTATCGCATTCGACCGCCGTGGCACAGACAGCGTGATCTCTCATCAGGGATGGGGTAGGTGTTGCTCTGATCTGTTTGCGCAGACACTCGCCAATGCACTCAACGACATTCACCCTGACATCTTCATGTACTCACCCGATGACAGCGGTGTGTATACCGACACCGCAGAGTTTGTTGACATCATCCCCGAGTGCACCAACATCAGCGTGGGGTATTACCGTGAGCACACCGAACACGAGTCATTGGATACCGCACACTTGCAACGACTCGCTGATGCTGCGCTGCGTATCAACTGGGACAACCTACCAACTGATCGTGACCCGACAGTCATTGACGAGAAGGAATGGGGTGGGTACAAGGGATACACCAGCGCATACGACAAGACATGGTGGGATGGTGACCCTGCATCATGGGATGAGTACGAGGACATGAAGTACTACCGACTCGATGTCATCGACGCGCTGATGGATGCTACGGTGGGTTACACCGATACGCTGCAGTCATTCATTGCACAAGCTGCGTACCCTGATGATCCAGCACTAGCACGCAAGCACATGCGACTGAAGAACATATCGCGTGATGAGTTGGACTACGCGCTTGAGTCTGTGCAAGCTGGGTTCGATGTCGAGTCTGTGCTGCTCGACTTGTTTGATATGTGCCACGTGCACTAACACTCGGGGACATGGTGTCCCTGAGATTTACTAAGGAGAAGTAAGATGACTGATGATAAAAACATGGCAGATGTAACTAAACTCATGCGCGATATGTCGCTTGAGATAACCGTGTCGCTGGTCAACAGCGGACTCACACCACAAGAAGCGATGGTGGTGCTGGGTCAAACGTTAGCCGTTGCGTTCAAGGCAGGCGGTGTATCTAAACTGCAGGCGGTGCATCGGTTCAGCCAACTGGCAAACATCGTGTACGAC